CGACGTACTCTGTGGTGGGCACTGTGGGGGCCGATGCCAGCACCTCATACTCGATCCTATCCACATATGTAGTACAGGAGTCTAGCCTAGCGCAGTACGCGATTCGCGGGGCTGTTGCTTCTGACAATCCGGCTAGTTACGGGGTCGTAGGCACGGTCCAGCAGGACGCTACAACGGTCTTCCAGATACTGCCCACCATCTCTATCTACGATACGGCGGATCGCGGCACGCTCGACCTGACTGGGTGCTCGGTGGTCCCCAATGGTACGACTCCGACCATCAACATCAAGAACCAGTATTCCTGGGAAGAGAATGCCAGTGGGGCACGAAACTGTTTCTTCCACGTGACCGGCATGACCGGCATGCGCCCGGTATTCGACGTGGATCGCTCGAACATGGAACTTGCCAACTACACTGGCAAGTTCAAGTGGTCTTATACGGGCGAGCGCGGCACCTGGAACGACTTTACGACCACGACCCGGCAGACCTCACCGAACGTCTACCGCTCGCAGCATGCGGACGCCTTCACGCAAGACCTCGTCTATGTCTCGATGGCCAACCCGTGGCGGGTCGGCTACACGTTGCCGTGGCTGCAGTCCCTCGAATCGTCCGGCTTGATCGGCCCAGCGCCTTCTGGCAGTGGCTCCTACCAGTTCGAGACTCGGAGCGCCACGACAGACCATCAAGGCAACCCGATTGCGGCGCAACCCCTGCTAAGCTTCAAGATCAGCAACGGGAATCCTCTTGCGCCTGACGGAAACCCGAAGCGCATACTCGTGTTGATGTCTGGGGTGCATGCGGCTGAAGATGTGGGCATGTATGCCTTGAAGGGGGCGGTTGAGTTCTTGCTCTCCCCCGATCCCATGGCAGTGTCAGTACGCGATTGGTTCGATGCTGTCGGCTATCCCGGGGTTGCCCAAGCAGGCCGCGCAGGCGGTGCCCAGCGAGGGGACTTTCAAACCTCCTACAAGTCCGCCGACGTGAACCGCGCGTGGGACGGCGCCCCGGTACTTGAGACGATCACCAAGCACAAGGCTGCAGTGCTGACCGATGTTGGGTCCGGCGTCCACATCTTCATGGACTTTCACGGCGACCACACGACGACCGAGAACACCAGCTTCTTCGAGGGCTCAGCGGGTGACCCATATGGGGCAAAGTGGGATGCCGCCATCGACGCGCATCAGGTCACGACCATCATTTACTCGTCGTCTACAGAGTATTCAGCATCTTGGTTCAAGTCGAATAAGTCTTGCCCTTACAGCCTAACTCCAGAAAGCAGTTATCTCGGTGAGTGGACCCCGGCCAATAAGGAAGCCTTCGGTGCTGCCCACATCAAGGCAATTAGCACCCTGATCGCTCAAGGTGAGTGGGGGCTGCCAATTGTTCAGTCGGACAGCACGGCGTCGTACTCCGTTATCAGCACTGTGGGGCGTGACGCTGAGGCATCGTACAACGTGCTGGCCACATCACAGGTCAGTGCCAGCAGTGCCGCAGACTATGTCGTGGTGGGGGCAGTCGCAGCCGACTCAGCGGCTGCTTATCAGGTCAGACAGGCGGTGCTCAGTGAAGGCTCAACGGCGTACGCTGTGCGTACCTCAGCCTTAGCGGAAGGACTGTCGTCCTACGCAGTCCGTACCCTTGCGGATGCTGATGCTCTGTCCGTCTACCAAGTTTTGTCGGCAAACGCTGTTACCGTCAGCGCTTTGGCGAGTTATCTAGTACGTGGTCTGATAACAGTGGATCAGCTCACGCAGTTCAACCTGGCCGGCATTGTTCTGCGGGACGTCAGCGCCTTGTACAGCATCCTACCGGATGCTGGAGCGCTCATCAGTGACCCACTGTACGTTGCAGCACTCCCTGAGCGGACTTTGACTGCCAGCCTGGCACCCAGAGTTTTCACAATGACCTTTCCACGGAGTTAAGCATGACCAAGAGATTCAGTGAGGTGGATGGAAGCGAAGAGGTCGTACTCACCTACGACTTTACTAATGGTCTAGCAGCCGGTGAGACCCTACTCACCCCGGCGGTCGAGGTGGTGGTGACCTTTGGTGAGGACCCCCAAGCTGCCAGCATCGTGGGCACTCCTCAGGTTGATGGCCCCAGGGTTTTGGTTCCAATCAGTGGACAAAAGGAGCCGATGGACTATAAGATCACCGTAATCTGCAGCACGAGCAACCCGAATAAGACGTTGGCCTTGGCAGGAGTCCTCCCTGTGCGAGCCGCATGACCTAGGAGTAGATGATGGCACGAGAAGACCAAGGCACTGAGATCCCCAAAGGGGTAGTTGACCGGGTAGTTGAGGGCCTGCGGTACATCGCTACAGGCAAGCCCCCGAGCGATGGGGGCCGCGGCAAACTGGAGACCAGCTTCTTCGGCCCACAGGAGCCTTTGAAAGAGCTGGCGCCTGAAGCGCGCTCTCGGCAGTTTGATTATCCGGTAGGCTACAACTTGAGTACTCGCCCTCGCGCTTACGAGGGCATCACTTTTCAGCAGCTGCGGAATTTGGCGGACAGCTATGACCTGTTGCGCCTGGTCATCGAGACGCGTAAGGATCAGATTGAGTCCTATGAGTGGGACGTGGTGGCACGAGATGGGGCAACGGTGGCAGATGCTGATCTTGATAAGGTCACTGCCTTTTTCCGTAGTCCGGATAAGGAGCACTCATGGAGCACTTGGCTGCGGATGCTGCTGGAAGACCTGTTCGTGATTGATGCTGTTACAGTCTACCCCCGCACCACCGCGGGGGGGCAGCTTTACAGCCTGGAGCTCATGGACGGAAGCACAATCAAGCGCGTGCTGGATGCTACAGGCCGCACCCCTTTGCCCCCCGAGACCGCCTACCAGCAGGTACTGAAGGGCCTACCAGCAGTCAATTACACTCGGGAGGAGCTGGTCTACCTGATGAGGAATCCGCGCACCAGCCGTGTCTATGGGCTAAGCCCGGTCGAGCAGCTTGTCATGACGGTGAACATTGCCCTCAGGCGCCAAGTGTCACAGTTGCAGCACTTCACTGAAGGTAACGTCCCCGAGGCCTTCGCGGGCCTGCCGGACTCTTGGACGGTGGAGCAGGTGGAGCAGTTCCAAGTGTATTGGGACAGTTTGATGGAAGGGGACCATGCGCGCCGCCGTAGGATGCGGTTCGTCCCCTTCGACCCGAACCGCATCAAGTTCACCAAAGACCCTGAACTCAAAGACCTGTTTGATGAGTGGCTGGCGCGGGTGGTGTGCTTTGCCTTCAGCATCAGCCCCACGATGTTGGTCAAGGAGACCAACCGTGCCACTGCCGACACCGTACAAGAGACTGCGAAGCAGGAGGGCTTGATCCCACTGCTCAACTGGCTCAAGTCGACGTTCGACATGCTGATTGCTGAACGCCTGGGGCACCCGGGTATAGAGTTCAAGTGGAAGCTGCAGAAAGACCTCGACCCTTTGATCCAAGCACAAGTAGACCAGATCTACTTGGGGTCCAAAGTGATCACTCCCGATGAAGTGCGGGAACGCTTAGGTATGCCTGAGCTGACCCCCGAGCAGAAGAAAGAACTGAATCCGCCTCCCCCGCCCGGCCTGAACCCCTTTGAGGCGCCTGGAGCCCAGCCACCGGGTAAGAAGCCTACTCCTCCCTTCGGTAAAGATCCTCGAAGTAAGGCACAGGGCAGGGATGGGGCGGACCTAAATGACCAAAAACAGCAGCAGAAAGGAGCTGGTGAGTGAGTACCGACGCTGATGTAATCCAGGCACAGTTGAAGGCAATGACTGAGACCTTGTTGCACGTTCGGGCAACCGTGGATGCGATGAATGTCGAATTGAAGAAGATCTCAGTCCTTGAGGAGAAGCACAGCAACCACAGTCAAGCCCTTAGCCGGGCTTTTACTGAGATTGAGAAGTTGGAGGAGGCTCTGCTAGATCACCAGCGCCTGGATCAGGAGGACCACGATGATTTCAAAAAGACCATCTGGTTCACGAGTGGCTTTGCTGTTGCAGTATCGGTGCTCTGGACGGTCTTCGGCATCTACTTGTCCGATGCCGTCAAGGACACCATGAAGGGGGTTGCTGAAATGCGAGCCCATACTGCGGATCGAGCGGTGCACGTCCCGCCTCCTATTGGGAAGTGACCATGTACCTGACACTGATCGACTACTGGATGGGGCGGGACCTGTTGTACCCCGCAGAGCTGACCGATGAGATCAGGCAGAACGCCGTGGTCTTGTTGGGGCGCGTCAATCTAGTGCTGATCCTTGCCAAGAAGGATGGGGTAGCGCCTGGCATTGACGAGGTTACTGGCACTTACGTGGCCTCGGGTTGGCGGCCCAGTGCAGTCAATGATCGGACCAGCAACGCCGCGAAGGGCAGCACCCACCTCACGGCAGAAGGGATAGACCTTCAGGAATGTGCGGGGCGCATGTTCGCCAGGTGGTGCTTGGCCCACTTGGATGTACTGGAGGCTGTCGATTTATGGATGGAGGACCCGCAGTGGACCCCCACTTGGGTCCATTTGCAGTCCAGGCCCCCGCGATCAGGCAACCGGGTTTTCATCCCAAGCACCAGGCCCCCGTTGATTGCGCGGCTGCCTGAACAGTTGAAACTTACCTAGGAGAAGAACCATGACCAGTATTGAGAAAGGTGACAAACCCGGCCATCCATTCAGGGGCAACCAGTACCAGACCAGAACAGCACGAGATTCAGAAACCACCAGGCTGCGCCTTGCCGAGCTTCTGGTCTCCCAGAGAGACCAGGTGGTTGGAAACAGCGTCGATGGTTGGAAGGTGTCAGACCCTCGAGTGATTGATGCTTACCAGATGATGGAGTCTGCCCTGGGCGATGTTGGTACTATAGTCCACTACACCACTGATGGTGACCAAATAGTTGCAGCAGTGGGCTATCAACGCCGGGAGGCAGACCTGCATGTAGGATTCTTGGGTTCGCTCAGGCGCGGTGAAGGGGCGAAGCTTCTGTCTCGAGTAGAGGCTACTGCTGATCGAGAAGGGCTGCCGGTGACCTTGATGGCCTTGAGTGGGTCGAAGCCCTTCTACGAGGCCCGCGGGTACACGGTGACCGACCCCATAGCCTTGGAGATGATTCGTATGCCCAAGCCGAAAGCCCGAAAGTTCGACTATACGCACTCTGGGGCCTGCCCTCATTGCGCTCAAAACGGCGCTCATGCAGTTTTAAAGGGTGCGCCTAAGTCACGGGTCAGGGATTACGTCGAAAACGCAGCCAGCGCCCTTAAATCAGCGCTCCATGGGCTACTCAAGCAGTGGGGCAAGAAGTGGGCCAAGGAGCTGGCCCAGGCATTACCGGCAGAGAAAGGGGACAAGCCAGGCCACCCCTTCCGCGGCAAGAAGGACGCCTACGAGGACTATAAGCGGCACTTGAGTGTGGGGGGCAATAAAGTCGATCTCGGCCTACTGACGAAAGCCTCGACCAAGACGCTGGACGAGATCCTGCAAGACATCGACGTTGATGGATTCAGCATCGCCTTGATGGACATGGTCAGCCCGGCAATGCGTAAGGCCTTCAAGGACGGTGGACTGTCAGCGCGCAAGATGGTGGGCCTTGAGAATGATGCCCGTGAGATGCTGGACCTGATGGACGAGGATGCCCTTGACTTCGCCAGGCATCGGGCTGCTGAATTGGTGGGCAAGCAGATTGTGGACGGGAAGCTGCGCGAGAACCCCAACCCGAAGTGGTCCATCAATGAGACGACCCGCAATGGCCTACGCAACCTGGTGTCCGAGGCCATCACGTTAGGCTGGGGCCCCGGGGAACTACAGCAGCGGATCCTCGACTCGTTCTTCTTCAGTGATCAGCGCGCCGAGATGATTGCACGGACAGAGTTGGCTCATGCTCATGTGCAGGGCACCCTCGAGGGCTGGCGGTCGACTGGGGTCGTGGCCGGCAAACGTTCCATCCTTGCGGACACGCATCCTTTCGAGGATGTTTGTGACGAGAACGAACTGCAAGGGGTGGTGCCTCTTGATGAGCCTTTCCAAGATGGCTCCATGGGCCCTCCGTATCACCCGAACTGCGTTCTACCTGATACGGAGCTTTCTGCGTTCGGGGTGCTTAAGGCGTATAAACGGTGGTTCGTAGGGGAAGTGGTCAGCCTTCTCTGTGAGGGAGACAACCACCTGACCGTCACGCCAAACCATCCGGTATTGACGCAGCGTGGTTGGGTTCCTGCGAGTCAGGTAAAGGCGGGAGACTACTTGTTTAAGGGTGTCCGGCCAGATCTTATCGTAGCCCTTATATCTCCAGACCACCACTACATGCCAACCCCGGCTCATGAGCTCTTTGACTCTTTGGTCCTCTCTGGTTCGGTGAGGCCCGTGGTACATCTGTCCGGAACTTCTGCATTCCACGGCGATGGAATCTCCGATAGCGAAGTCTACATTGTAGATACCGATGGCCTTCTGAGGATAGATTGGAAGTCCCAGCTCAAGAAGCAGTTCGAGCATTTGTTGCTCCCGTTGACTAAGCTTCCGGGTCTTCTCATTGGTCTGGGCTCGAAGCTCTTTGGTCTGGACAGAGTCCTTGCGGCCGGAGCGGGCCAAGAAGGCGTGAGAAGCTATAGCGCGGCGTTCAGTAAAGTCCCGCTTGGAGTAAAGAAGGGCTTGGGCCTCAACCCCAGTCCGCAGGGAAAGACCCCGCCTCTTGAAATTTTTATTGATGGTGGCCGGGTGACAGTTGAGGCTCTTAGCGAGATCTACAGTGCTTTCTCCGGCGAGATAGCGCTGGTACAGGTTTTGGATATCAACGTCAGTGAATATCGGGGCCACGTGTATAACCTTTCAACAAAGGATGGTTGGTACTTTGCAGATGGCCTTATCACGCATAACTGCTTGTGCGACATTGTGCCGGTGCTTGATGATGAGATGCCGGGCTACAAGAAAACAGACCTTGGGCTACTTGTGAAGGGCCACTAGTCCAAGTGCTTGCACTACAGTAACCAGGCCCATATCATCCAGTTTCAGAAACAGCACCTTAGTAGGAGGCGCACAAATGAAGATGAAGTTTCCCGATGGGGTGACCCATCACTATGACGAGGCAGGCCAGCGCCACGAAGTGGTGCCTGGTTCCTTCCTCGAGGTCCCCGAGCACCAAGTTGCCGATCACTTGGCAGCCGGATTCACCAAATATGAGGCCCCCGCGGAAGCGGAAGCCCCGCAACCTGAAGTGGCGCCCGAGGGTGATGCTTCTGGTGGTGAGGGCGACGAGGCCGAGCAAGAGTAACCACCAACAGGAGGCCCCGAATGAAAGGCATCTACGCACAGATCAACAAAGTCGACGAGGAAAAGCGCCTGGTCTACGGCATTGCCGCAGCTGAGGTGCCTGATCGTTCAGGTGAGATCCTCGACTACGAAACATCCAAGGCCCATTTCCAGAGGTGGGTTAAGGAGACCCTGGAAGCCTCGGATGGCCAGTCCCATGGCAACCTGCGCGCCATGCACGGCAAGGTCGCGGCAGGCAAGCTGACAGGCATTGAGTTCGATGATGCCAACAAGCAGTTCCCGGTCGTGGCCAAGGTGGTTGACGACCAGGAATGGAAGAAGGTTCTTGAGGGCGTCTATACCGGGTTCAGCATCGGTGGCTCCTACATCAAGAAGTGGGACGACCCGGAGGCCAAGAAGGCCGATGGCTCCAAGCTGGTGCGCTACACCGCGGCCCCGAATGAGCTCTCGTTGGTCGACCGCCCCTGCATCCCTGCGGCCAAATTCTTCGATGTGCAGAAGGCTGACGGTTCAGTTGAGCAGGTGCTCTTCAAGAATCAAGGCGCCGAGGAAGAAGACGAGTTGGACCCGGACGACTCCGGGGAAGGCCCTTCCGCAGAGAAGTCGGATGGCCCGGTCGAGTACTTGGTCGACGGCTCCGAGCAAGACATCGCGGCTTTGGCGAAGCTCATGCACGATCAGCAGATGAACGTGTCGCAAGTCATCGAGGTACTCAACAAAGCCTTCGAGCCCAAGGAAGAGAAGAAAGAGGCTTCCGAAGAGGCTAAGGAAGAGAAGGAAGAGGCGGAGGACAAAGAGCCGCGCAACGCCGAAGCCGAAGAGGGTGGCCCGCATGATGAGCCGGACGGCGATGAAGGCAAGCAGCAGCCCACCAAGTCTGATGCCATCGACGATCTGCAGAAGGCCGAGGCCTTGCGTAAGGCCGAAGACGAGCGCCTGGAGAAGGTGGTGCTGGCCGCAGTCACCAAAGCCACTGAGCCCCTCCAGAAGATCATCACCGAGCAGGCCGAGCGCATTCAGAAGCTGGAGGCCCTCCCCTTGCAGCCGAAGGGGGCACTCAAGGCGGTGTCGAAAGCCGCGGACACGATTGACGGGGAAGGCAAAGAGCCGCAGGTCGACCCGGTCACCAAAGACGGTCAGGTGCAAGACGCCGCGACCGACATTAAGAAGTTGCATCAAGCAGGGGGTAAGCCTTTGGCATGGGGCCTGGGCGGACCGAAGATCAACTAACCGCTGGACTTTCAGCAACCAATCCTTCTTCATAGGAGACCTAGCATGAGTGGAAACACAACCCAAGAGACCCTTGACCTGGTCAAGGCCTCGCAACAGGCCCCGAACGCCGAATTGGCCAAGGCCTGGACTCAGTCTGGCTCTGCCACGACTGGTATTACTGCTTACAACCTGGAGGCGCCGGCGAAGAAGCTCTACCCGGTGATCACTCCGCTCCGCAACCGCATCCCGCGCATCTTCGGGGGCGGCGGCACGCAGGCGAACTGGAAGGCCATCACTGGTATCAATACCAGCAAGATCTCCGCTGGTGTGAGCCAGGGCAATCGCGGTGCTGCCATCACGACCTCGACCTCGGACAAGAACGCGGTGTTCCGCGGCATTGGTCTCGAGGACTACGTGACGTTCGAGGCGGACTACTCGGCTCAAGGTTTTGACGACGTCAAGGCCCTGGCAGTCGAGGGCCTGCTCCGCGCTGTCATGATTCAAGAAGAAGCCCTGATCCTCGGCGGCAACAGTTCCGTGGCTCTTGGCACGACCCCGACCCCGACTACGTCGACCAGCACTTCGGGCGGCGGCCTGGCCGCGGCAACGTGGTCTGTTATCTGTGTGGCCATGACTCTCGAGGCGTACCTGCGCTACTCGGTATCGAGTGGCCTGGAAGGCCAAGTCAGCCGCACCAACACCGACGCATCGGTCGATACGTTCGGTTCCGGTTGCGCTCGCAAGTCGGCCGCTGCCTCGCAAGCCACTACCGGTTCTACCTCGACGATCTCCGCATCGGTCGCGGCCGTCACTGGTGCCGTAGCCTATGCGTGGTACTGGGGCACGGCGGGCAACGAGCTGCTGGGCGCCATTACCACCATCAACAGCGTGCTGATTTCGGCCGCTGCAACGGGCACCCAAAATGCTTCCGCAATGCCGGCCACCGACTACAGCCAGAACAGCCTGGTCTTCGACGGCATGCTGTCGCAGATCTGGTCCGCGGGTTCCGGCGCTTATGTCAAGACCCTCGCGACAGGCACTGCCGGAACTGGCACCCCGTTGACTTCGGACAGCGCTGGTGGCATTGTTGAGATCGACGAAGCCCTCAAGTCCTTCTGGGACAACTATCGTCTGTCCCCGACGGACATCTACGTGAATGCTCAAGAGCTCCAGAACATCACGAAGAAGACGTTGGTGGGCAGTTCGACGGCGGCCCAGCGCTTCACCTTCAATGTGGACCAGGGCATGATCTCCGGCGGCACCATGGTGCGGTCGTATCTCAACAAGTTCAGCATGAACGGTCCGGTCGAGATCCCGATCCGCCTGCATCCCAACCTGCCGCCCGGCACGATCCTGTTCTTCTGCGATCAGTTGCCGTACCCGCTCTCCGGTGTTGCCAGCGTCCTCCGCATGCTGACCCGGCGTGAGTACTACCAGGTCGAGTGGCCGCTCCGCACGCGCAAGTATGAGTACGGCGTCTATGCGGACGAGGTGCTGCAGAACTACTTCCCGCCGGCTTTCGGGGTCATCACCAACGTCGGTAACGGGTAAGCAGGCAATCATGGTGGGCCTGGGTAATCTTGGGCCCTCCATCAGGGAGTGGGGCGAGTTTCGCCTGGGTCGTGCGGTCCACTCCTTGCCGCAACACAAAGCGACCCGGGCTCTTTTTGAAAAGGAGTACTGGTTATGAAACTGCAAGCCCCCGAGAACTGTGGTGGTGCCTCCTTCGCGGGTGAGCCCATCGAGTTGGATGAGAACGGGCAGTGTGAGGTTCACTCCCAAGTGGCCATCGAGGCCCTGATGGAGCACGGCTTCACCCCGGTGCCGTCCGATGGTTCGGACAAGAAGCCCTCCCTGAAGAAGAAGTGAGATGATGGGCAAGACGCAGACCAAGCCCGATGCCAAGCTGGTGACCTTAGCGGGTCCGCATCACGTCCACTTCACCTTTGAGCAGGATGGCCAAGTCTACCAAGTGGGCAATGGAACGGTGACCCCGCGCCTCGAAGAAGGCCGCGTCCCCTCCACCCTGTTTGGGTATGGTTTCATCGTCGTGCCCGAAGAGACTGGTTCCAAGGAGTAACCGATGGCCGCTGGTGATTTGACTACCCTCGAGAAGGTCAAGGCGCACTTCGAGGTCAAGAACAGCACGGACGACGGGCTGCTCACTCATCTGATCACCGCGGCCTCGGACTTCATCAGGACCTATTGCAGCCGCGACCTGGCAGCGACCAACTACGTCGAGTCGCGCAATGGCCACGGGGGGCGGGTCCTAGTGCTGCCCAACTACCCGATCCTCTCTGTGGCCTCGGTGAAGGTCGATGGTGTAGCCATTGTCTCGGCCGCTGGGTCCCCAACGCTGTCCGGGTACGTGTTCGATCAGTATTCGATCTCCTTGCGGGGCTATGTTTTCAGCAAGGGCTCCAAGAACGTCGAGTTGAGTTACCGCGCAGGTTTCGAGACCATACCTTTGGACTTGGAACAGGCCTGCATTGATCTTGTTGGGTTGAAGTTCAAAGAACGCACCCGCATAGGCGAGACTAGCAAGAGCGTGGCCGGCGCCACGACGTCGTACAGCACTGACGATATGCCCGCGCACACGAAGTCAGTGCTGGAGTTCTACAGTCGGCGCGTGATGCAATGATCTACGCCCACGTTGTTTCTGACTCGCGCCTGATCGCCAAGCTGAAAGGCCTGGGTGGTGAGACCCGTAAGGAGATCGTCAAGTCCCTGTGGCGCGTGACCTTGCGGCTGCAGCGCGAGGTCAAGGAGGGGAAACTGAGTGGCCAGGTTCTTCATGTCAGGACAGGCACCCTTCGCAGGTCCATCCATGCGGTAGTCGAGGACAAGGGGCACGCTGTCTATGGCAAGGTGGGGACCAACGTAGTCTATGGTAAGACCCACGAGTTTGGTTTTAGCGGGCCCATGCAAGTCAAGGAGCACCTGCGCCTCATCAAGCAGGCGTGGGGCAGGCCTTTGAAGACTCCAGTGCAGGCGATGGTCAAGGGCCACACGAGAAACGTGAACCTGCCCGAGCGCTCTTTCCTCAGATCAGCACTGATGGAGATGGGCCCAGAGATCAGGGCGGAGCTTGAAGGGGCTATCGCTAAAGCAGTGAGGGCTGTGCAATGACCCCCCGTGAAACTATCTATCAGGCATTGATGGACCTGCTGGTCGACCCGGAGATCAAGACGCTCTCCCGGAGGTTGAAGCATTGGTCTGAGGTGCCACCGGGCGACCAGCCCGCGCTTTTCATTACGCAGAAGTTGGAGACCGCGAAGTTCACCACACGCATGCCTACGAGTTGGGTGCTGTCGGTGGATTTGTGGTTGTACGTCAATACCGGGGGAGATTCTGACAAGACCCCCATGTCCATAGTCAACCCGATCCTTGACCGGATCGTTCAAAAGCTCTTGCCAGCCTCAGGGGTGGAGGAGCAGACGCTTGGTGGTTTGGTTGAGCGGTGCCGCATCGACGGGGCTATAGAGACCGACGAGGGGGTGCTGGGCGACCAGGCCATCATTACCATTCCTGTAACCATGTTGGTCATCTAGTAGGAGGCACATATGCAACACTCTTTCGGCTCTGGCAACCTCTACGGCATCCCTCTTACTGATGCCGTAGGCAACACAATCACCAACCCCACCCCCATCAAGTTCGGCTCACTGCAAGAGGTCTCAGTTGAGTTCTCGTTCGACGTGAAGGAGTTGTACGGTCAAAACCAATTCCCGGTGGCGGTGGGCCGCGGCAAAGGCAAGATCAGCTGCAAGGCCAAGTTCGCCCAGATCTTTGGGCAGGCCTTCAACAGCCTTTTCTTCGGTATGAGTTCCATCACGTCCGGCACCTTGACCTCAGTCAGCATCGACACTACCGGCTCCACTATCCCGACTACCCCCTTCACTATCACCCCGACGGTGCCGAGCTCTGGTACGTGGGTCAAGGATCTTGGAGTGCGGGACACCAATGGATTGCCCATGACCCGCGTGGCCTCTGCTCCGGCGGCAGGCCAGTACTCGGTGGCCGCTGGTGTCTACACGTTTGCCGCTGCGGACACTGGCAAGAAGGTCTACATTGACTTCGAGTACACGGCATCCACTGGCCAGACCACAGCGAAGACCCTGAACGTGACGAACCAGCCCCTGGGCTATGTTCCGACCTTTTCGGCCGAGCTGTACGCCCCGTACCTGGGCAAGAGCCTGGTTGTGACCTTCCCGAACTGCGTGGCCACCAAGCTCTCCCTGCCCACAAAGCTGGATGACTTCATGGTCCCGGAGTTCGACTTCTCGCCCTTTGCGGATGGGGCAGGCAATGTCGTCTCCATCAGCACCAGCGAGTAAGCCCCTGCAGCCCCCACCTGAAACCCGCCTAAAACGCTCTAGGCGGGGTTTTCAGGGGTGGGGATGCGTCATCACGTCAAAAAGGAGTAAATAACCATGCAAAACCAGAATAAGAGCAATGTGAGGTTCCCGGGCGAGACCCTGATCCTCGGTGGTGAGGAGTATGTGGTCCCTGCCCTGTCGTTTCGACAACTGCGTCTTCTGGACGCGGACCTGAAAGCCCTCATGATGCCGGCAACGACCGAGCAGGACTATCAGCAAAAATTCGATTCACTGGGCAAGGTGGCCCACGCTGCCCTGTCCAGGAACTACCCGGAGCTGAGCATCGACCAAGTCGAGGAACTCTTGGACATGCACACAGTCAAGCCGATGATTCAGGCCGTTCTTGCAGCCTCGGGATTCAACAAAGCGGCCGATGGGGGGGCGGTCGGGGAAGAACGCCCTTTGATTGGGACTGGCTCTACGCCCACCTCATAGCGTGTACGGGCTGGACATGGGACTATATCGACGAGAACATGACCATCCCGCGGTACTTGGGGATGAGTGCTTACTGGAAGGAGTGGCCCCCAGTGCACCAGCTCGTCGCTGCCTGGATGGGGCACAAGGGCAGCCACAAGGATAAGGAAGCCAGTCTAGAAGAGTTCATTGCCGCCGCACAACATTTAGGAGACAACAGTGGGCCAAGGTAGCAATCCAGACATTGATGTTGTAGTCGGCGCAGAGACCTCAGGAGTAGAAGCCGGGATGCACCGGGCGGCGTCTGCAGTGGACGCCGCAATCCAAGCGATGGGGGGTAGCACAGGCGCCTTGGGCGCTACCATCGGTGTGGTGTCAGGGGTGGTGGGGGAGCTGACACAAACCCTCATGACTTCCCTCAGTGAGGGGCTGAAGGAGGCCGCCAAGGCCTTCACTGAACTGACGGGCACAGTAGAGAAGTTCAGCTTTGCCACTGGTGACAGCCTTCGAGACTCAAGTATCCTGGCGGACGCCCTGAGTGATATAGGGGTCTCCACCCAGACCTATGAGGGCATCGTAAGTCGGGTATCGCAGGCCATCCGGACCAAGGATGAGGCCTTCGCGCGCCTGGGCATCACCATCAAGGACAGCAGCACAAATGCCCTGCTGCCCATGAATCAGATCATCCAGAACACGGTACAGCGCCTTGAGCAGTTCAAAGCAGGGTCTGACCGCAATGCTGCCTCCATGGAGCTTCTGCGCTCTAACTGGAAGGAGTTGGCCCCCTTGCTCCGCGTCAATAAGGAGCTGATGGATAGCAACACTGAGGCCGCCGAACGCTTGGGCATGGTGATCGGAGAGAAGGACCGAGAGGCCATGCACGAGTTCCAGTTGGCAGTAGCAGATGCCAAGAAGCCGCTGGAGGGGATGTGGGTGACCATCGGACGGTCTCTGAACCCACTACTGATTGAGTTGGCGGGGATCCTGAAAGGGGTTCTGACCTTTGCGTTTGATGTGGTGACCGGGGCAGTGCGGGGGGTCATTACGTTTCTTGAGTACCTGCAGAACGGCTTCTACGCGGTAGCAGAACTTGCGATCATGTCGGCCAATGTGATTGGTACTAGTTTTACGGCCATCGGCTCAGCCTTGGGTAAGGCAGTGCGCGGGGACTTCACTGGGGCCGTTGCAGAGCTCAAGTCGGGGCTGTCAGGAATTGAAGCCGACGTGAAGGCATCACTGGACAACATCTTGGCCCACTCTCAAAGAACTCAAGAGCGGGTCAAGCATATGTGGCTCCCCAATGAGCAGGGCGCGGGCGGGCAGGGCGGGACTGAAACCTACAAGCCCAAGGACAAGACAGGGAAGAAAGACACTGGGGGCTTCGATTCTTGGAAGAAAGAGCTGCAAGAGCAGAAGGACGCGGCAGACGTCTTTCGAGGGATGGAGCTTGAGGCGGAGAAGGCCTTCTGGCAGGAAAAGCTGAAACTTGTCCGCGGTGGGGGCGAGTCCGCGAAGGAGGATCGCCGCAGGGTCTCCCATGAGATCTCGCAGATCGAGAAGAAGGAAGCTCAGAATCAGCTCAAGGACGCACTTCAAGCCCTGTCCATGAAAAAGGACGAGGTGAGCAAGCACAAGGACGAGGTGGTGCGGATCGAGACTGCCCGGGCTGAGTTGTTGAGGTCTGTGTATGGTGAGGACTCGCAGCAATACAAAGAGGCGCTGAGGGCCAAGCTGAAAGCCGAGCGCGATTTCCAAGAGGAGCTGCGGCAGATCAAACTGCAGAGCATCGAGCATGAGAAGGCTCTGCAAGACATTGGCTTCGAGCGCGCACGCGACAGGATCAACTTCGAGAAGGATATTGGGCTGATCACCAACGAGCAGCGCCTGGCCTCACTATCCGAGCTGCTGGAGGCTGAGCACAATGCCGAACGTGAGGCGATCAGCCATAAGCTGCTGCAGTATGAAGAGGGCACCATTCAGCATCAGCAGATGCGCGATAAGCTGGAGCTCATCGACCAGCAGTATTTTCTCAAGCTCCAGCAGCTGCAGCAACAGCAGGCCATGGAGTCCACTCGTATTTGGGGAGACATCTTAGGGACGATCAGCAGCGCCATTGAGACATCAGTCAAGGGCATCATCTTGGGCACGACCACGATGCAAAAGGCCTTGGCCAACATCTGGAACGCGATCCTGTCCGAGTTCATCAACTTCCTCATGAAGATGTTCTTGGAGTGGGTAAAGCGCCAGATCCTAATGACCATCTTTGGGCAGAAAGAAGAGGCCACGCGCTCAGCATCGACGATTGCCGCGGCTATCGCTGAGGCGGCGGCAGTGAAGGCCAAGGCCATTGCTGAGATCTCAGCCTATGCGGGCACTGCAGGCGCGGCCGCGACGGCATCAGCTGCGGCCATCCCAGTCACTGGCTGGATGATCGCACCAGCGGCAGGTGCGGCCGCAGCAGCTTCTGCCATGTCCTATATGGCCATGGCTGCCGGTCCTGGTTTTGCCGTGGGCTCTTGGAAAGTTCCTGAAGACATGGTGACCAAGGTCCATAAAGGTGAGACCATCGTGCCAGAGGAGTTTGCAGAGCGCTATCGTGAGGGCGAGGGCGCAGGGGGTGGGGTGACCAACATAAACATCTCGGCGGTGGACGCCAGAAGCATTCGGGACTATCTTAAGCGCAACTCGCACAGTGTCGCGCCATCACTGAAAAGTATCGCCAGGAACTTTACATCCACGAGGTAAGAATGAGTAATCAGATTTACCCAACGCTGCCAGGCATCAAGATGGACATGACCCGAAGGCCTGTCTGGAAGACCCAGATAAAGGAGTCGGTCAGTGGGATGGAGGTCCGGGCCTCGTCCATGGCCTACCCTATTTGGGAGTTTGTGCTCCAGTACGATTTCCTAAGAAGTGCCACAGCTTTGGTGGAGCTACAGACACTGGTGGGCTTCTTCAACCAGATGCGGGGGGCCTTTGATGACTTCCTGTGGGCTGTCCCTGAGGACAGCTCAGTCACCAACTACCAATTCGGGGTGGGCAATGGGGCCACTGTCAATTTTCAACTGACCAAAGCGTTTGGTGGGTTTGTCGAGCCAGTCTATAACCTCAACGGGGCCCCAACCATCAAGATCAACGATGTTACCAAATCCACGCCCGCGGACTACACAATCAGCAGTACGGGGCTGGTCAGCTTTACGTCAGCCCCCGCTGCAGCGGCGACACTCAAGTGGTCAGGGGGTTTTTACCAGCGCGTCCGCTTCATGAAAGACCAGGCCGATTTCGAGAGGTTCATGTATCAGCTCTGGCAGCTCAAGAAGATCGAACTGCGGGGGGTGAAAGGATCATGAAGAACGCTAGCCCTGCCCTGGTCACCCTATTGGCGTCCAATCGGTCATTCATCATGGCCGATCTCTACACCATCACCTTGGTGGGAGGGGGCGGAACGCTTCGCTACACAAACTATGATACTCCGCTGGTGGTGGGTGGTCAGACCTTCTCAGCCGCCGGGGCCATACTGGAGCGCGAGTCAGTGCGCCTAGTGCGCGGGGTCGAGGTTGATAAGCTGACGCTGACCATCTACGCGAACCAGACGCACACAGTCGGAGGCTTGCCTATGATGCAGGCGGTGCACTCAGGTAAGTTCGACGGGGCCTCTATACTACTGCAGCGACTCTTCATGCCAACCCCGGGGGACACCTCAATAGACCCTTTGATCCTTTTCAAAGGGCGAGTCTCTGAGACTAGTAGTAGTCGGAGTCGGGCCACCTTGACCGTGGCCTCAGACTTGGAGTTGCTGAACTCACCATTTCCGCGAACGGTGTATCAAGCAGGCTGCACCAATACCTTGTTTGATGCGGCATGCGCCTTGACTAAGACCGCCTTTGGTGTGGGCTCCTCCATCCTTTCCGGCAGCACTCAGACACAACTCAACTGCGGCCTGGTTCAGGCCAATGGTTACTTCAACCTTGGCACTGTTTCCTTTGCTAGTGGCCCGAATGCGGGCATCACCAGAACAATCAAGAGCTACACTACCGGGGTCCTGCAGCTATCGTACCCACTCCCCTACGTCCCTGTCATAGGCAACAGCTTTACCGCCTACCCCGGGTGTGATAAGACCAAGACAATGTGCGCTACCAAGTTCAACAATCTGGCTAATTTCAAAGGCTTCCCATTCATCCCAATGCCGGAGGCAGTGCTGTGACAACTCGAGAGGGTGTGATCAAAGAGGCTGAGACCTGGTTGCTGACCCCTTGGCACCATCGAGCGATGGTGAAAGGGGCTGGGGTGGACTGTGCTCTGTTCCTGTATGCAGTCTATACTGCTGTGGGGCTGGTTCCTAAGTTCCCGGTTGAGAGCTACCCCCCTGACTTCATGCTGCACCGAGGGGAGGAAAAGTTCTTGTCCTACGTTACGCAGTATGCCCATGAGGTCGCCGACCCGCTGCCAGCAGATCTTGCCATGTATAAAGTGGGGCACTCTTTTTCGCATGGGGCTATTGTCGTGGCCTGGCCTAAGATCATCCATGCTCAAGTAGATCATGGAGTGATTTACGATGAAGGGGATCTAGGCCGACTGGGGGCAAAGAAGCGCAGCTTCTGGCGCCTCAATCTATGGAAGGATAAGTAATGTCTTTCGGTGGGAGTGACACCACAATCAGCACTGAGGAGCCGAAGCTCCTCAGTTTCCGCATACAGACGTCATCGTATGGTCTAAGCATCCCAGTAGTGTGGGGCACCGCACGGCTGCCCAGCAACTTGTTGGACTACGACGACTTTACTGCCATCGCGCACACGACAACCACCAGCAGTGGGGGTGGGGGTAAAGGCGGGGGTGGGGGCGTCACCAGCACCCATACCTCCTACACCTATACCGCGGCCGTCGTACTTGGTCTGTGCCACGGTCCCATTGTCGGCATCAACACTGTCTGGGCTGATAAGGACAAGAGAAGCCTTTCTGAGGTGGGGTCTTTGTTTGTAGGGTCGACCGTCCAGAATCCTTGGAACTACATGGTTTCAGTGCACCCAGACAAAGCCTTGGGGTATCGCGGGATTGCATACATCGCCAACTCAGCCATCGACCTTGGCTCCGGGGGGTCGTTGAAGCAGTACTCTTTCGAGGTTCAGGGCCGGTCAATCTATGGATCCGGGGTGGTCGACTGTAAGCCCAAAACTGTTCTTACCGACCTCCTGTCTGACCCACATCTTGGTGTGTCCTTTCCAGCAGCATCAATCGGCAGTCTGACTGATTACGAGAACTACTGCTTGGCGTCCAAGTTTTTCGTCAGCCCGGCGGTCGCTGAGCAAGCCCCGGCTCATCAGCTCATCACGCAGTTGATGCTTGCTACTAACTCAGACGTGGTGTGGTCGGAGGGGCTGTTAAAGATTGTTCCCTATGGTGATGCGGCAGTGTCCAGCGTCTATGGTAGCTGGACCCCGAACCTGACACCGGCCTATGCCCTCACCGACGATGATTTCTGCCCGCCTAAAGGTGAGGACCCAGTACGGATTATTCGCAAGTCCCCGGCAGACGCCTTCAACCAGGTTCTGGTGGAGTACTATTCGCGCACCAACGAGTACAACATCACTACGGCAGAGGCTAAGGATCAAGCCAATATCGAACTGTTCGGGCTGAGGGCCAAGGCTGCTGATTCACTGCACATGATCTGCGTGGATGAGATGGCCGGGAACATCGCAGATCTGATACTGCGTAGACACCTGTACATCAGGAATGAGTATGAGTTCGAGCTGTCGTGGAAGTACTGCCGCTTGGAACCCATGGACATTGTCACGATCACTGACACTGCTCAGAACATCATTCAGCAAATGGTCCGAGTTACCGAGGTGACCGAGGATGAGTACGGCAATCTGCTGATCCGCGCTGAGGAGATGCCGGGGGTCACGGCTACCGCTGCTGGGAACTCAAGTCAGTCCCCCAGTGGCAACTCCATTGACTTCAACATCAGCCCCGGCAATGCCCACTCACCAGTCTTCTTCGAGCCCCCGCTATCTCTGACCGGGGTGCCTGAAGTTTGGATCGCCATTAGTGGTGGCGCGGATTTTGGGGGCTGTGAGGTTTGGATGTCCACTGATGATGAGCACTACGCTAGAGTCGGGGTGCATTCAGGGAACACCAAGCATGGAGTGACTACTGCGCTGCTACCATCAGGGGCAGATCCAGATACCACCAATACGCTGAAGGTGGATCTCAGTACGTCCAATGGCGCGCTGACTGGTGGAACATTGCTCGACCGCGACCTGTTCAATACCCTTAGTTACGTGGGGGGTGAGTTGGTTTCGTACCAAAACGCAAACCTCACCGGGGCAAACGCCTACGATCTAACAAGCCTGCGTCGCGGTGTCTATGGAACCAACATCAGCAGCCATGCCGCGGGCTCAACCTTCGTACGGTGTGACGAGGCGGTGTTCCGCATGCCCTATGATGCAGCGTACAAGGGCAAGACCATCTACATGAAGCTGCGGGCGTTCAACATCTACGGTGGGGCGTTGCAGGATCTTTCCACCCTCACAGCCTATACTTACACTGTGCTGGGGGCGCCTGTTGGCACAGTTGCCGGGCTGGCTTTGGAGACTCCTTTTGCCGGCACCGACTGCTCGATCAAGTGGGCGCCTTACGCCGGTGCTTCCAGCTACAAGGTTGAGGTCTACTCTGGTGGGGTGCTGCGTCGTACGATCAGCAGCCTGACAGCGCCCCGCTACACCTACACACTGCAGGATGCGAAAGCCGACGGAGGCCCATACCGGACCCTAGAGTTCCGGGTGTACGCAGTCAATGAGGTGGGTGAGTCCTCATCTCCGGCAGTACTCCCAGCCACGAACCCGCAGGCTGCAGCCCCCACAGGGGTTTCGATCTCAGCGGCCCTGACATCCATCTCGATTTTTGCTGAGAAGCCCTCCGACACCGACTACTCCGGCACTTTGATCTGGATGAGCCAGACAATGGGTTTCACCCCCGGACCACTCAACTTGGTCTATGACGGATCGGACAACTACAGCAACATCCTCGACCTTGGCGAAAACACCACCTGGTATATCCGCATTGCTCACTACGATGTTTTCAGCAAGGATGCACTTAACGTGAGCTCTGAGTTCAATGCGACTACCGGAGCCGCAGGCGGGGCGGGCGTCGAGATTGTTGCCGCCCTGCCCGGTACAGGTAACTTTGAGGGGCGCATTGTGTATCTGACTACAGACGACAAGCTGTACCGCTACACAGGCTCAGCTTGGACTGCAGCAGTGGCCACCAGTGACCTGACTGGGCAGATAGTCAATGGGCAGATTGCCACAAACGCAGTCACCACAGACAACCTAGTCGCCGGTTCCGTCACTGCAGCGAAGATTAGTGTCAATACCCTCGCGGCGATCACTGCAGACCTCGGCTCCATCACCGCCGGTAACATGACGCTGGACGCCAGCGGTTACGTTCGCGGAGGGCAGACCGGGTATGACGCAGGAGCGGGCTTCTGGCTCGGTTACAGCGGAGCCGCCTACAAGTTCTCATTGGGCAACTCAGCCGGCAACAAGCTGCTGTGGAACGGCTCTGCCCTTACTCTAGTAGGGGCTTTCAATGGGGGCAGCATCAACATCAACAACAAGTTCACCGTAGATTCTTCTGGCAATGTAACCATCAAGTCCGCGACGACCGGTGCGCGGGTGGAGATCTACAGCAACGTGATTAAAGTCTTCGACTCCAACAACGTTCTACGGGTGAAGATGGGGGATCTATCGGCATGACGCATGGGCTAAACCTGTACAACGCAGCGGGCAATCTGACGTTCACTACGCAGTATGGGACGCTGGTGGCGTACTCGGTTGTCACTATCCCCGCTGGGCAGACTATCGACTACACCCAGATATCCTATCCAGAGCTAACAGGGGGTACCATAGGCATCTACGGGGACTGGGTGATAATGGGGCTGTGCAACCCGACCATAGATTACCCCGGCGGCGAGCCGCGGCTGACTTTGTCCCCGGCTGGGCCGATCACCATGTCTGTTGACGTGTCTTATACCATATACATAGCAGCAGCCCCGCCGACACTAGCAACTGGATATGGCGCGTTAGTGCATGATGTAACAGGTAAGTTGTCATTCTCTACGAAGTACGGCCCGTACGTATATGCTGGGCAAGCTACTGCGGAGGAGGCCCCGCGAACAGTGGCGGATGCCTGTTCCGGCTATATAGCCGGGTGGGGGTTCGGCATGCGCTCGCGTGCGTACTTCCCAAAGAACGGGATGACAGCACTACCTCTGTTCGCCGTAGAGCTACCGACATGGCCACATACCGCCGGGGTTGTCTATGCAACAACAGACCCAGTGAACACTAGTCAGTGGGTTGTATATGTCGCATCTTCCGCGACATTAACCCCAGTCGTGTATATGTTCTTGCCTGTAAGCAACGTAACGCCCCCTACACCATCAGGTCATGGCTTGGCGTTGTATGGTGCTACTGGTAACGTGATTCTATCTACAGCAAACCAAAAAACCATGGGGCTTGCTGATTGGGTACAGGCCCCACCACTGATAGAACCTATCCCACAAATTAGATACACCAACTACCAAGTCGGGTCGTACCCTACGATTAACTACTCAAACCAGACGTATGATCCAGGACACACATTGCCGAGCAGCGGTGTTTTATCGGCTACAGAAGTACCTACCTTTTACGGACTGACTTTAGATGTCACCGACTACTGCTTCTTTGGTCAAAAGACTAATACGGTAGAGTGCTTATCAAGATTCTATGGTTTCGGGGTAGACGGCAACCTAATCAAAGTTGGGTATTTCGATTACCCATCGATTGATAACTACAACCTTTGTGGTGGGTCTAAGAAGTCCTGGGACGGTGGCCGCAGTACGGCATCCGGTTCTACGGCATACCCGTGGAAAAGCCCAATGCTTCTTATTGATAAAGGATGCACGCTATGAGGTACTCCGGTGAAGAGGTACGCAAAGCCGCGCAGCTTATAGTTGCTGCTAATAAAAAGAAAGACCCCGACTATCCCAAGGACTACATTGCTGTAGTAGACGATTTGTACATGAAGAACCTAGCCATCGCTTTTGATAAGGACACCGGTGATGCGGTAGGGGTGTTGATAACAACCCGAGGGGCGCTAGTAGTACATGCTCTCGGTGTGACCCCACAAGTAATTGCCATCATGTTTGCTCCAGGCAAAGAGGCTTACGGCGGCTTAATCACACGCCGGCTTCTCAAAGAGCTGGGCAGATCCAACCCGGACGCTGCATACCTGATAGGTGGAAGGTATGCTGAGTACCCCGGCGCTGAACGCTTAATGAAGTTCTATGGGGGTGTTATGTTGTCCAGCATGTTCACCCACCCTGCACATGGATTGCTGCGCGAAGCCTACGCTATTCCTTTACGCAAGACAGTTCGTGTGCGTGGTACGGCGAAAGCAACAAGACCCCAGAAACCTGCAAAGACGTGAGTACCGCCATGGTTAAAGAATTCAGCGACAGCCTCCTGCTGGTGTGTCTAGCTCTAGTAAGTGGGGTGCTACTAAAATGGCATCTGACAGCATCCACACAATTCGACCTCATGGATCTGGTCTGCACGGACAAGAAGCTGAACGACAAGAAGTTCATGAGGACAGGTGCTTGGGCTGTATCTACTTGGGGCTTTTATTGGCTCATCCTTCACGATAAGATGACCGAGTGGTACTTCTGGGGCTATATGCTGGCGTGGGCTGGCGTAGCCGCAGTTGACAAGTGGCAGCGACTAAAGGAGGGCAACAAATGAAGAAGACTTTGCTGGTTCTGGCGGCGCTATTATCGGGCTGTGCTACAACAACCCACTCTGACAAGATCAGCCTGAGTGGCGATGTGCGGCTGTTGTTGATTCCCGAGACTTCAGTTCGCGACTACTGCACGGCGATAGCCAGTAACCCCATCCCTGGGTCTTGTGTGGTTGTGGACCAGGAGGAGGGGAAGCGTATCTGTACGGTGATAGCACCTATTCCAGAGGGGGTTGGCGAGAGGAACGCCAAGTACTACATCGGCGCTGCTGTCTATCAGTGCCTGACCCACAAGAAGGACACCCGGTAATGCAACTACCCATCGCTATCGTAGTCGTGCTGGTCGCCTTCCTGATAGGCTCACTAGGGGGCTATCAGCACGGGCGCAAGGTTCAACGGGGGGAAGCAGCGGAGGAAGTCAGTTCCGCCCTGCAGACCCTCATCAAGAACCACAATAAACTGAGCGCGGTGGACGCCGAGGAGGCTACCAAAGCAGAAGCCGCTCGTCAGAAGTCCAAACTCCAAGCCATGGAAAGGAAGAATCGTGTCCTCGAAGATGCCCTCGCTAAGGCCAAGCCTTCTTGCGATCGTGACCCTGAGTCTTTTGGGTTGCTCATCGAATCCATCCGCGCCGCAAACCGAACCACTGGCCCAGCCCCCGGCTCGCTGCTTACTCCCTTGTTTGGCAATCCCGGAGCCAAAGGACGGCAAGGACTTCACCCTGCGTCTGTGGATCGAGGACCTGATTGATCTATACGGGGAGTGTCGAGACCAAAGCGCTGAGTGCGCGGCTTGGCTCCAACGACACTTCAAGAAGCAGGGGTAGCACCTCAGCCTTGTCCAGACACTACCCTGTTCATCAGGCGGAGATGCAGCACCTCGGTTTTTGTTGAGTAGTTCTTTACCAAAGACAAGAAGGCTATCTGGTCCAGGTCTTCTTGTCTGATCTCAACTGCTCCGCCCAGGCGCTTGACCAGTATCGCCACAATAAGTTGAGACATCTCAACATCTGTCAAAAACCCTTTGTTGGTCGTGTTGCTCATCACAATTCCTTTCGTGTTTTACGGCGCTGCCTGCGTTTTTGGGGGTCTACGTGAGTCCTGACTCATCCCCACCCCTGAAAACACCGCCTAGAGCGTTTTAGGCGGGGTTTTGACTGTGGCCTGCCTCTTCCCAGTTATCTGTCATTTCAATGCTCCCATTGATGTCGTCTCTCCAGAGCCGACTTTTGCGGCACGCTTCGCCGCTTTCCGTTGGCGCTTCGCTTCGGCCTTCGCCAGTGCAATCGCGTCTTTCTCTGCGCGGCGACCCCGATTGTCGGGTTCCTTTCGGTCGCCCCACCAATCCACCTCACGCCGCGTTCCAACGCGCAAAACGGGAAGGCTTGCTACTGCCAGTGCCGCTGAAAGTCTAAGTCTGCCGTAGCCGCCAATAATCGTTGTCATTCCTTATCCCTTCCCAGAAGGGACGCCGACTTTCGCGAGGGCTGCGTTTGCGATCTGCTGTTCAGGTGACAGTGAGCAGGCTACCTGACTAATCTCTAGCAGGGCCGCGAGCAGTTCATTCCGCTCTTTCACCAGCGTATCGATGGCGTTCGGCGTCTTCGAGTAATCGTCCTCGGTTTTCAGAGGCAGCGTTGGCGCCTGCTCGAAGTGCTGCTCAACCAACTAGTCACCGAAGGCCGTCGTCGCGCAGCGGCCGAACCCAAGCGAACGCACCACGCCAAGTTCCATCAGCCTCTTCAGCGCGGCCTTCGGCGTGTCGTAACTGTTGTCGTCTTCGGCGGTTTCCTTGAATCGGATCAGCCACGCCAAATCTTCTTCTTGCAGGATCTCAGTTGCTTTCATTCTTTTCTCCGATCAGTCAGCCGCCGAACCCGTCGCTCCAGGGGAGCCTCCGGCGATAAGGCCGCCTCAGGCTCCCTGAGCTTGGTCGTTAGAGCACTCGTGGAACTCGATCAACTTGTCCAGGTAGTTCCGCGCTTTCTTCAGGTCTTCCAGCCCGCCCTTGTCATCGCAACGCGCCAGATACTTGATTGCGTTCCCGCGCAGGAAGCCGGCGAACTGGTCGCGGGTCATCCACGCCTCCATTGCATGCCACGGCTGCACCTTCTTGCTGGCGTAGTGGTTGCCGCCGATCTGTGTGTCTTCTGCTGCCATCGTTTTCTCCTTGGTCAGTCCCATTTCAATCTCCTATCAAGTCACCCGCCGCACCCGCATGGTTCTCAAGCCTCCGCGCATAACGGTCGCGGGGCGGGGGTGATCAGATTCTGCAGAAGTGGCGCTCAAACACCTCTTCTACCTTTTGGATCTGGGGTTCGGTGAGGCGTGAAGTGTCCTTCCCGTCATTGCTCTGTTTCAATACCGATGCGATGAATTTTTGTTCCCACGCGGACACGTCCTTTTTTCCGATCAAGCCCGACAGCTGGGCTAGTTGACTGCTCAAGCTCTGCATTTCAGCTCCTTCTGGTAAAGGTTGGTTTGGGTTTCAGTGGGGACCTGATCGTAGAGGCCTTGTCCTCACCAGACAAGTCAACCCCCATGGGCATCTTGCACCACGAGCACAGGACGTCGTAGACTTCGGAGGCCTTCCTGAGGTTCTGCCCTTTTTCCAAAAGGCGCAACTCACCAGAGGCCAATACTGCAGGAACCACACAGTAGTACTTCAGATGGGGGTCTTTTGTCCGCATCATTACCGTCAGAAGGACCGAGTCCAGGTGCTTAGCATTCTTTGTGAGGGCACTCATGGGGTGCCAGTCAAGCACTTCAGTGGGGAAGAGTCCCGGCACGATCAGGCTCCTTTCTGGATTTCAAGTATTGCTCTAGGTCCTCCTCAGCCTTTTTGGGGTTCTCCCAAGGGAAGATCACCCACTGCTCTAGTGGGACCACGCGTGAAGGGAATAGCCACAAAGGGGCATTGGGCCTGGCCACCCAACAGGAGTAGGCTGAGAACCCCCCTTTGGCCTTGTTTAAGGTTTCGCCGGAATCAACTATATCGTCGACCCACAGGGCGTACCGATGCTGTTCTAGCGTCAAGGGTAGCCCTGTCGCATGGCTTAAGGCCACGGCCACCGTCAGACCGCCCCGAGGGACCCCGTAGATCCGATCCACGGGGAAATACCTGATCTTCCGCGCCAGGTCGGCAACGGCCTCATCGAAATCAGCCCAAGTCAGATAGAGAAACTGGCGCTGCACTTGCGAGTCTCCTCGACAATGACCTGGACCAGCTTGCACCCCGTTCCTTTCAGCTGCTGGGGTCCGACAACTTCCAACAGGTACTGGGCCATGTTTTCGGCAGTGGGGTTGAATGGGGTCCACACCATGGACGCATTGAAGGCGCGGTCCTCCTCGATGCAGGCCTGCGTGCAGATGAGGTGGTGAATGTTGGTCATGATGGGGTCTTTCTCCCAGGCCAAGAACTTGTGGTCCCAGTTGTCTTCCAACCACAAGCACAGGCGCGTCTTGATGACCGAGAAGTCGAGTACCCGCCCAACGTCGTCCAGCTCGGCCTCGACCTTGAAGTGGATCCGGTAGTTATGCCCATGCAGGTGCTGACACTTTGACTCGTGCCCAGACACTCGATGCCCACAGGAAATATCGTGGTACCGGTCTGCTGAAAACTTACTCATTCGGGAATCTCCTTTTAAGCTCCTCTGCCCCGGCCTTTTGCAGCTCGGGACTAGTGCGGAGGATTGGTGGCAGCGGGTTGCGGAGCATCGCGGCTATTTGTGCGGCGAGAGGTTTTGGGAACAGCAGGATCGGGAATGGGTCACTGTGGACCTTGTTTGTTGTCTTCACCAATGTCTTCCTCGTCGGTTTGTGAAAAAAGACCCTTCGCAAGGATTGGGGCCAAGGCCAGGTACAGTACTGCGATCAGGACCAAGTAGTGGGCCAGGGTCAGCTTTTCAAGCATGAAGTACCCCCGTAAAACCATCACTGTGCTTTGAGCAGTACCCCTCATCCTCGACTGGAGGCTGTGCTGGCAGGATCTGAGTGAAAGGTCCGTGTGGGCCCATCTGCATCACTGAGACCGCAGTGGGCGGGTTATACGCGCAGACACGAAACATCGTTTTGTCCGGCGCCAGGTGGACGTGGGAATGCTCGCAATTTTGACAAGTCTTTTTTGTGCTCATGGTGCCTCCTTAAGTAATAGAACTGCCTGAAGAGTCTTTGGTCACTACGACCGTCTTACTGAACCCACCAAACTCCAGTGCTCGGTGGTCTGCAACCCAAATCTGCTTACCATTATCCTGTGCCCTGGATTTTAGTGCGTGCATCAGATCGGTGATGCCCGATGTAGATAGCCAGGTCGAGGGCTCGTCCCAGAACTCTACATTGGTATCAGCACCCAGCCTTGACGTGATGAGCGACGACAGCCCCATAGCGACGGCAAGGCGCATGCGCTGGCTCTCACCCCCAGACCAAGCCTCCCAAGGCACTACTGACTCGGTGACTGGAGAGTAGATCAGCACAGAGAACCCTGTCTTGACCCCACCAGTTTTCTTTTCCCGCTCAACATCAAACTCGATCCTCCACCCCTCGAGTCCAAGTTGGTGCAGGGCTGAGTTGCACTCAACCTCCAACTGCGTGAGGCTCTCCTCGATTAGGTATAGACGCAGCTCCTTGAACTCCTTTTGCCAGTAGCGGAGCCCCTCACCCTCTTTGCGGAGTGCTGCCAGGCCTTCCTTGAGCCCCCGATACTCTGTTTCTAAGGCTTTCAGCTCCGCAGCCAACTCAGGGTCTTCTTTTGGTAAGTCTGCCCGCATCAGCCGTTCTTTTGCACCAAGCTCGTTTTGGAGTACCGCCTTTCGTGTAGCCACCTGCCTGATGTGCTCTGCTGCATCTGACCTGTCGTCCAGAGCCTTATACAAGTCCTTCAACTCCAGATCCCAATCCTTTACCCACTTCTCGGCCTCCTCTAGCAGCGCCATATTCTCCTTGATCTTTTCTTGGGCTTCTTCATAGGCCACCAGTCCTGCCTTGATCTGCTTGCCATCCAGTGGAGACCCACAAAGGACACAGGTGGTCTTGGGTTTCTTGACCTGCTCTAGTTGCCGATTTTCAAACCGCCACTCCTTCATCTGGTCAATCGCTGCGTCACGCTGCTCCTCTACGTGGTCTTTCATCTCTTTAAGATCAGCACGGACTTTCTTGTCCTCCTTGGAGTGCCTTTCTGCCAACGCTTCCGCTTCCGCCAACGCTCTTCTAGCGTCCTTGATGTTTTCCTTCAGGGCTACCCCGCGCAAGTACCTCTCACGAACCTGGTCGGCAACTCGATAGCCCTCCTGCTCAATGAAAGCCCGCTTGGCGATCAAGGAGCCTTGTTGCCGGCCCAGATCCACCTCCAAGACCTGAGCCCTCGCCTCCAGGACCTTCGCTTCTTTGCTGGCCTGGTCCGAGGCTGCTTCCCACAGGTCAAGATTCAGCACCTCGGTAAAGAGGGCCATCTGCTCTGAGGCTGACAGGTCCAAGAAGGATGGTGAGAACTGAGCAAAGAAGATCGAGTAGAGAAAGGCTTTAGGCGAGATCCCCAGCATTCCTTCTAAGGTCTGCTGATCCACTTCCCGAAGCTCTTCCGACGCCCGCTCGCCCACACAAAGGCGGTTGGGTCCCTGCTCTCTCCGCACGGTAAAGGCTTTTCCAAGTGCCTCCACCGCCACCTCCACTACCGTGGTCCCGCCTGCTCCCCAGGACTTGATGTTGCCGGCCTTGAGCCCTCGTGAGGTCTTTCCATACAGGCACCAATACAGCGCCTCGAAGATTGAGCTCTTGCCAGCCCCGTTGGCACCCAGAGCAGGCTCAACAAGGTTCTTTCCAGTCACGAACACCAGCCCGGGGTCACCAAACTCGATCAGAGTCCGCGCTCTGAAAGAGCGGAATCCCGAGATTTCAGCGGTTTTTATCTTCATCTTGAGTACTGCCTCATGTGTTGCCCCAAAAACCCCGCCTAGAGCGTTTTTACGGCGTTCTCCTGGGTTGTTTTCATCAGGGCCCTGCCCAACTCCTGCAGGTGGGGCGGGATTCTCTTCTGGGCACAGTACCTTGAGAAGGAATCCTCAGGTTTCGTAGCCACCTTGGCCTTTTTCAATGAGACGGCTCCACCATCAGGAGCGCGCTCCAGTTCTAGTGAGACCAGATCTGCCCCGACCCTTTTGCAGGCCTCTTGCACCTTGGTTTTTATCAGGTGCCACTCCAGCGCTTCTGCTTTCGACAACCTGACCCTGATCTTGCACTGGTCCCCCTCTTGAACCTCAGACAGGTTGAGGTCGCCTACTCCGTCAAGTATGATGGAGTGCCGACTCAAGCTCTCATAGTGCAGCTGTGTCGTTCTTCCACGCTCGTCAAAGTAGACGGCCCTGGGTTTGAAAGAATCACCAAACCGGATTGGGTATGGTGCCCCGAGGTACTCTACCGGACCCACCTTTTGGGGCACGTGCACGTCTCCGGCAAGAATTAGGGCTCGGGTTTCAGCAAACAGGCTTACCGGGATACCCGACAGGCTCCCACCGGCTTCGGCTTCTGCCCCCTGCATGGTCGCGTGAAGCAGGATCACCTCGTAGTCCAGATCCAGATCTGCCCAATCACCTTTCCAGTCTCTGGTGTGGGGCAGGATCAGTATCTGGCCTTGGCAGGCTGGCTCTGAGTAGAAGCTGACGTTGGGCAGTGCGTTCAAGAAACGGAAGTAGGGCCATTCAGGGTCTATCCCATCGTGGTTCCCGCGCAGGATATGGACCTCCATGACCTGGGCCAGCTGCTCCAGTTCGTCCACCATGCGGTTCACCAACTGGGAAGGGTGGTAATCCTTGGCATCGGTCAAGTCCCCCAGTACCCAGAGCCTCTCGACATGCTTCAGCCCCCGGATCCAAGGGAACAGCCCCCAACGGTACTCATCCCTTTCGTTTGAGGTTAAGTGTAGGTCTGACACTAGCAGGCTTTTGGCTAAGGGGTGCGGCATGATGAAGGAACTCCTCAAAGGTGTAGAGCTCAAGGCCCAAATTGGGGAAAGAGGCTATAGGCTGAACCCGAGTGCTCAGGTCAAACAGTTCGACGCCTACCGCAGTCATGCCCACCAGAGCGGGCATTTGATTCTGTTTCAGGATCACGACGGGGGTCTTCCCATGCTGATGCGCCTGACTTTGAGCCTTGTCCCAAAAACGCTCGATTAGTCCTGAGTTTGAGGTTACCAGTGCAGCGAACGTCAGATCACGATAGAACTTGCACTCGATAAAGATCTCCTCAATCAGCGCATACCCATCAGCGTGAGTAGCGCAGATATCCCCGGACACGTGCGCCAACCCCTGCCCCTTTTTGCCAGCAACAGTGGCTCGGCCTCCAGACATGGCCGACCTCCAGAAGACATCGTCTCGCTTGTTCTTGGTGACCCACAGTGAGAGCTTCTTGCAGACGTCCCTTTCAAATGCGGACCCCTTTGCTTTTCCTCCACCACTTTTCATTCTTCCAGCACCTTTCTGGCCATTTCTGCGGCCTGCTCAAACGCTCCTTGTACGATGGCTCTGGACGCTGACCCACTGGGCAGTGAGTTCAAGCACTGCTCATAGGAACCTAGCAAATACTGGACTGCCAGCTGCAGCGCCTCGATCTCACCACAGATCCCCAACTCCCTGAGTCTTGCCAGAGTCAACTGCTTCTTCACTGCGGTCTTTTTACGCCTTGCGTGGTACAGCTTCCATAAAGGGGTCCAGTGCCCATTGGGGCAGACTTTGCCCTGCATCTTCTTTTCTGATATCCAGTTGTAGGTGTTTTTGGCTGCAAACTCCACCCCGCATTCAGGGCAGGTCCAGAGCCCTAGTGCTCCTGGCATAGGATCAGCTCCCGAGCTTTGTCACTCTTCACGACAGCCTCCGTTAGGCCAGCGCCTCAGACCCTTGCCGTTGGGCCGAGGGAACTCCACCCAGCAGTAATGGCGCCCATCCTTGATCTGGGAAACCAAGCGCACCGATGCGGGGCTGACTCCCGGGAATTTTCTGAAAAACGCGGCTACCAAGCATGACCGGTTCTGCAGCAGGGTCTTGGCTGCCTCCTGAGCAAGCGCCTCCAGAGGGGACTTTGTTTCAGGCATCTCAATACTTCCTCCTCGTCGGTATGAACTGGCGCTCCACCTTGTACCACTCCTCTTCAACCAAGGTCGCCAACTCCTCCCGGAACTTTGCATACTCCTCCGGCTCGAACTGTTCAACCTTCTTCAGAAAGAACCCCGTCTTGTTCTTGTCGGTGCCAATCAAGTCCAGCTTGTCGATTGAGGCCAACCACTCGACATTAGCAGCAACGTCGTCGATTCCATACCCGAACTTGATCTGGACCTCACATTCCCGAAGGGGCAGGCCGACCTTGTTCTTTTTGCACTTGGCCTTGACCCTAAGGCCTACAGGCCTGTCCACTTTAGCAATGGTCTTCTTCAAGGTCCCCATCTGCGCCAACCACAGAACCTGAGAGGCGTAGAAGTCTAGGGCGCGGCCTCCCGAACGGGTGTGCTTATCCCCAAACATGACCCCGATGGCGTCGCGCACCTGAGAGATCACGATGATGCAGACATTGCGGGACTCGATCTTTTGTACCAGGCGCCGGAAGAGCTGGCCCATCTGCTTGGGTTTGTTTGCTCCGTAGGTCCCCTCGTCGATCTTGCGCTGCTGTTCCGCACGATCGGACAGGGCATCCAATGAGTCCAGGATGTAGAGTCCAGGCTCATCCTGATCCTTCTCGGTCAGCACCTTGTCCAGGTGCTCGTACCAGTCCTCTACCGTGTAGATGTCTTCGACAAAATTCACCCGGTCAATGGGCATCCCCAGGGCTTCAGCATACCCCTTGTCAAAGGCTGCCTCTGCTTCCACGTACCAGATCTGACCAGGATACTCCTTTACGAAATTGGCGCAGGCCTCGATTGCCAGGAGAGTCTTACCTGTTGACTTGTCACCAACCAGATTGGCCACTCTCCCTAATGGGTACCCTCCCCCCAGTACACAGTCCAAAATCTTGCACCCTGAGGAGATGAATTGGATACCCGACTTGGGGGCGGCGAAGTACGCGCCCCCAGCCGAGGCCACCACCCGTTTTAGCTTCGGGCGGTCCATCCTACTTGCCCCCCTTCCTCAGGTTGGCCAACTTGCTCTTGAAGGAGGGCTTGCCTTCTTCCTTCTTGGGTTTGGGCTTCTCAATGCCCAATTGCTCGCAGACCCAATCAGCAGGCTCTTCATCGTCAGGGCACTCGCCCGGCTCAATGTCACACGACTCGCACAGCTCAAGCAGCGTGTCCTCGTCCATCTCGTGGACCTCCTCCCAAGTCGGGAGTTCAGCCTCGTCACTGGGCTCCTCAGGCTCCTCAGGCTCTTCCTGCTTACGCTTGCCCAGCTTCGGGCGCCCTTTAGGGGCATCGTCCTCGCCACCATCATCCTGCTTCTTGCCCTTGTCCTTACCCTTGACCCCACCATCAGACGCAGGAGTCCCAGACCCCAGAACCTCTTCGAGGTACTCGGGTTCACGGTACACAAGGCAGTCGGGGATGGGGTGCTCAACGATATAGTCGAGCCACTCCTGAGCCTTGTCTTCATCATCATGCAAAGGGGAGGCCCGACGGGCGATCTGGACACCGACGTACTTCTTGGTCAGCTTCTCGCCCTGTACTGTGAAACTGACGTCGTAGCCCTCCTCGGGGTCGTCCAACTGGAAAACCTCATTGGTCTTCTTGTCGATGGCCAGAGTGCACATGTCGCGCTCAAGTGTCCAGGGGGCTAGCCACAACTTGGGGCCTTCCTTTTCAGCACTGCGATCAATGACCCACATGGCCACCCGTTTGCCAGGCTTCAGGGCATCCGCGAGTTCATCTTCGCCAGCGCGCTCGGCCTTGGTGCGCTCAATGCAGATCGGGCACTCCTCCCCCTTCATCTTATGAAGGCATATGTAGGTGCCCCCGTCCGCACCGATGCGGTAGTGCATATAGACCTCGAGACCGAAGGACGAGGCGTCTTCCCACGTCGGAGGCATGATGCGAATATCGTGATCCCCCGTCTTCGGATTGAAGACCTTGATGCTGTCCAGTACCGGTGAGTCGAAGCTCCCTCCTTGTTGAGAAGCGCGGGCGCGGTACGCGTCAGCCGAGGCCTTCTTGTACTGGAACTTCGATTTGCTTTTTCCTGCGGGTGCTTTCTTACCAAATGCCATGGTACTTCTCCTTTCGTTGGTGGTGTTAAGAAACTATTTCCCAATCGTCAGCCAAGACGTCCGTCTGGGAGGCGAGCCAGGGCACCACAGTCCCATCTGCAGCGCGCATGTCAATGTGCGAGCGATAACTGATTCTGGTGCCCTCCGGGTAGATCCCGAGCAGGGGCGGGCGGCTGACCTCGAACACTGACCCCGGTACCAGGAACAGAAACATTTCTTTCCCGTTCCAGCCCGCTCGGGCAACCCTCTTCCCGTTCTTGAGTTCCAGTAAAGCCTTGCTGAAGTCCATGCTTTTACCCCTTCTTCCCGAACTTCGCCAAAGGCTTACGCCCCTCACTCATCGCAGCCCGAGCCGCATTTGCTGCCCCCTCTTTGATGGAGGAGGCAGAGCCCTCGATGCGGGTGGTAGTGAAATACCCACCCAAGTAAAGCTGGGCCAGCTCCTTGAGCATCTTCCCTCGCTGGTCATAGGCGTCGCGCAAGCCTGCCAGCAGGTCCGATAGCTTCTTGGCGTCAAGGTAAGAAGCACACGAGTCCAGGTACTCTTTGTCCATGGACACTGCTTCTTTGACCTGTGCCTCTGTATGGCGCTCACCCCCTTTCTCGAACTCAGCGCGAATTTTGGTCGCCGAGATTGCGTACTGCTCCTCGGTGCCTGTTTTCAGCTCATCGCGCAGCGATACGGCCTGTGCGTGTGCTTCACAGACCTCGTAGAAAGCCTCGGCCTGTTTTTCCAGCTCCTCGTCCAAGCGGTTGCGATCAATCAGCAACCCCTCTCTCAATGATGCGTGTAGCTGATGCAGCTCTTTCAGTCCACCACCCATAGTGGTTACCCCTCGAAAAAGATCTCGCCAATCGACAGCAGCAGTGGTGCTGCCTTCTCGTTGGGTCGATACGGTTCTCTGAATGCCGAGAGCAGCGTCAGCAGCCTGACGGCCCGCTTCTCGTCCTTGGTTTTCATCAGCACCGCAGCCAGATAGTTCGCGGTCACGATTCTGATGCTTTCCGGCGCGTGCCCAGCCTCGAGCAGCCCGCCTAAAGTTGTGATGCAGTCCCCCCACGTCAGCCCCCGTCCATCAACCAGCTTTCTCACGAAGTCAATGATCTCCGGCAGCTCTTCGGTCCGCTGCAAGAGATCGAAGGCTTCCTTGCGGGACTCCACCCCTTCAACCGCTGACAGGTAGACCAAGGCTTGCCGTACCCCGCCTTCAGCCTTGTCCGCCACGAGTCCAATGATTTCCGGCAGAATCTCCAGACCCTCGCTCTCCACTACGTACTCAAGGTACTCTGTCAGCAGATCCTTTTTCACCGGTTTCAGTTCGTAAGAGTGGCATCGGGTCTTGATCGTCTGGGGAACCTTGTCTGCTTCAGTCGTACAGAACGCCCAATACACATGCTCTGGGGGCTCTTCAATGCTGATCAGCAGGCTCTGCCAAGTCTGTTTGGACAGTGCGTGACACTCATCAACAATCACGAACTTTATATTCGACTCGCCGATGCCGCGGTACGTCAGCATCTGGGTCAGGTTCCGCATTTCACCGACACCACTGTACGTTGCAGCGTCCAGCTCGTTGATGTTGCGCTCATCCGCCCCTACGCTCTTCGCAAGGATCCGCGCCAGTGTAGTCTTCCCACAGCCAGAGGGCCCAGTGAATAGAAACGCATGGGGCAGGCTGTTGCCGGCCAGCAGCTTTGATAAGGACTTGACTACTGCATCCTGCCCGATCACCTCATCCAGCGTTTTAGGCCTGAGCCTAACGTGCAAGGGCTCGAGTGACACCGAAGTCTGTGCTTCTGAAGACTTCGACCTCTTCTTGAGACGGGCTCTGCTCATTTTCTTTCTTCCTTTCTGTTCTGCGTTTCCTTTGATAGGCTGCTTCACAGGAAGCGTGCCAGGTTCTTGGGTGCTTTCTAGCCCCTTTGTACTGCTTCAGATTTTGCATACTGTCCCAACTTTTACAGTAAGCACACTTTCTTTTATTTGGGTCACCGGTAGCTACTAGAGCTTCTGTCCTATGGTGCAGTAGCGCGTGGTACTCTCTACTGGGGCACAAAACGTAATTGGTGTTTTCGTTATGGCTTGGGTTCAAATCCAAATGATGTACTTGCTCTTGTCCTTTCAGGGCCCGCCCCAGTACCTGTTCTACTGCTGCTTTGTGCTCAAGCTGCTGTTTTCCATTGATGGTTACCCAACGGTAGCCCCAAGAATCTATCCAGCCTGTTTTGGGTTTGCTCATGCTCTCCTCCTGACACCGAAGTCGGTGCTTCTGAAGACTTCGACCTCTTCTTGAGAGTCCCATGTCTTGCCTACGCTCACTTCTACAGCTATTGGTACGTTGATAAAGTCAAACGGCACCAAGCACATTTCCTCAGCCGCCGTTTGTATGTTGTCTTCCAGGTGCTCATCTGAAAAGTAGAAAGTCAGATCGTCGTGAACGTTGATTCTGAACTGCAGCTCCGGGTTCTCTCGTTCGTGCGCGATCCGAGCAAGGCGCACTGAGGCATCAGTAACGACGTCTGATGCTGTTCCTTGAATAGGTGAGTTGATGATCTCATTTGCCGACATGGGCCCATGTCTGCGTCTCCCGGTTAATGTTTCAACGTACCCCGACTTTTTATAGTCCCTGATGACTTGGTCCTGCCACTTCTTGACACCACCAAACATCTTCCAAAACTCATCATAAAGTGGTTTGACCACGTCCGCAGGGATTTCTAGATTGCCAGCAACTGACTCCAAGATCGAGCCGTAGAAGAGTGGGAACGTCCACTGGTTCTTCACGTCTCCCCGCAGTTTTTTCAGCACAGCCTTGTCTTTCAGGAAGCGCTTGCCGCCTATGCGCTGCGGGTAAGCGTGGGCGATGCGCTCTGACCACTCCATATGGATGTCGTAGTCCTCCCAAAGGGCATCGCACAGAACCTTGTCCTGCGAAGCAACACCGATGATGCGGGCCTCGATCTGACCGTAGTCGATGGACACCAACCAGTACCCGTCGGGGGCTTTTAGCACGATCCGCAGCTCTTTCCCCTTACGTTTGGGAAAGTTCTGCAGATTGGGGTCTTCGCAGGAAAGACGTCCAGTGGATGTCAGGTTATGGTTAAACTGCGCGTGGATAAGCCCATCGTCATGGATGTGCTTGCCACCAGTGATGTAGGGGGTGATGTAGGTGCTCAGCATCTTGGACGTTTTTCTCAGCTCCAAGATTGCAGAGGCTACGGGGTGGTCAATCTGAGACAGCACCGACTCATCAGTCGAGTACTTGGGGGCGCCTTTCTTACCGACGTTGACTTCACTGCGTTTTAAGTGGTCACGGAAGAAGGCCAGCAGGTCTGGGTTGCTGGTGACTGAAAAGTCCGGGCGCTTCTTTTGGAAGGCCTTGACGTCAGGGTCTTGGAAGATGGTCTTGAGTACCTCAACCTCCTTCCCCTCATACTCGGTGTGCAGTTTTTCAGCAGCTTCGATGTTAGGAAGAACCCCGCGGTTTTGAGCGATGACGATGGGGCCAGAACGCTTCACCTGTTCTTCATAGACCTTAGTGAGTCCCTCATCCTCTAACCGATCAGCTTGGAAGAGCATCAAGGGAAAGGTGTATTTCGCGTCCAGTGCGTTGTACTTCAGCACCTTGTCCAGAGGCTCATTGTCCAAAGCCTTCACGTTGATGTCTGACAGTTCCTTAAGGGCGAAGCCCATGTACTGCTTCACCAAGGAGTCCAACCCTTTGGCCCCTTCGCGCTCATCGAGTATGTAGGCCTGGGCTAATGTGTCCCCCCAAGCAGTGCCCCACACAATCTCTTCACCAAACTCGAACAGCATCCACTCCAGATCGAAATTCAACTGGTGTGCCCACTTGCGCTGAGAACTGACCAGGAAGTCCCGGATCATCCCCTTCACCTTGGTCAGCTGCTGGGCGCTCCACGGAGTCTGGGAGTGTCGGTAGGGGAAGGCATACGTGGTCTCGTAGTTGCTGATTGAGAAGCTCAAGATCTTGGACTTTTTGGAGTAGGGCCTGAGTCCGTTGGTCTCAATGTCTATGCTGAGCTGTTCCCACGATAAGGCTGACTGCAGCCACTCACTCAGTTTGTCCAGGTCTGCATCCAACAGCAACTCGATGCCGTCGTAGTACTCGTCCTCGTGTGGGATCCACGGGGCCTCATCAAAGACCCCCTCCTCAGCCGCCTCAAAGGTCTTGGTGATGTCTTCCTCGAAAACTGCGACAGTCTCCCGGCCCTTTTTTGAGTTGCGGTTCCTGAGTATGTACGAGGGGTGTAGGCATGAAACGGCATAACACTCATGGCCCCCGATGTGTACTGGCATCATGCGCCCGCGCCAGGCGGTCACCTTGGTCTCCCCATTGATCCATTCGAGTGGCACTGCCCCCATCAGAAGAATGACCTTGGGCTTGCTTTGGGCTATGTCGTCTTCCACTGATTTCCGGCAGCACTTGGTCTCCAGTGCGGTGGGGGCTCTGTTGTTTGGTGGCCTACATCTGATGGTGTTGTTCCATCGGGTCAGCTTTTGGTAGCCCTCAGGCAGTGCCTCGCGCAGTATCTGTCCGGAGTCCCCCACGAACTGCTCGCCCTTTTCATCCTCGGTGGCACCAGGAGCTTCACCCAGAATATAGACCAAGGGCTTTTTGGACCCAGTGGGTTCCATCTTCGGGTGCAGAAGCTGGGCGTTGTTAAGGCTGCAATGTGAGCAGCCCGACACCCGACTGGGAATGGACGCCTTTATGGACGCTTTGGTCTTCGAGGGCTTCTTGGCAGAAGGCTCGGGGTCCGAGTAAAAGAACCCCATGATTATGCCCTCTTGTAGGCCACCAAATAAAGGACCTCGCTGTGGTCGGATTCCGACACCATGGCCATCGCGTTCGTGCAGAACATCAGGGCATGGCAAGTCCCCAACATGCGGCGCACCAGATCAGGGTTCATCACTACCTCTTCGGCAGGCACCCCTTCGGAGTTGAGATCCGCCGACAGCTCACCATACTCCCCTTTGCAGCTCAAGAGCAGTGCCGCGTCTTCCGCGGGTGCCAAGGTAACGGCTCTGGAATAATCATCCTTGAACATTGCCGAGGCCCGGGACAGTGCTTGCTCCAACCCGTCCGGTACGTCGAAGAACTCCCCCTCCTCCAGGTTGCGCTCAAGGATGCCCTCATAGTCCGCGGGCTTGGCAACAGGAACCGTCTTGCAGACCACCCACACCGCCGGTTCGTCATCATCGAGCGCGTAGCTCACGAGCACAGAGTCCTTTAGGACGTAGACCCCGCACTCTGCCAGCCCTGACCCACGAAGGTCCCTGAATGTTTTTGCGATCAGTTGGCATGAGGACTTTGGCAGCACTGCGATAGCCTCACCATCTGCGTCCACCTGAGTCAGCGTTACTTTGGTGCAGGAGATATTGTCGGTGCTGTATAGAGTGGCTCGCTCATCTACCAGAACTGTCACCCCCACCAGCTCAGGGCGCAGGCTTTCCTCATTCGAGTTATTGGCCGCCAGCTCCAAGCCCTCCATGAAACCCAACATGGTGTCCAGGTCCCCTGAGATCGAGGCCTTCACTTTGTCCGTGTCGGGGAGCTCAAACAGGAAGGTGTCCGGTGGGAGCATGGGGAGCTTCAGCTCCGACCGCGAGTCCTTAATGACTAGTGAGTTGTCTTCTGCCTCCAGTTCAATCCTGTCTTCTGCATTCTCTACCATTTCAATCAGTACCCTGCCCCGCACTGCGCCTTGGATTCCGGTCTCCTGAAACACCACCACCGCGGTCTTGTCGTCGAAGGCAAAGACCTTATCTGCGTCGAAGCAGACGTGGGTCAGTACCGGTATAAAGTCGCGGCTGTGTAGCGCGGGTGCCACGAGTTTTAAGGTTCGGGCGAGGTCTTGTTTCAGCATCGTAGTTCTCCATGCAGGAAGTAATTTGTTCGTAGGTACGAACGTCAAAGAAAGTGCCTAGAAAGTTATAGGCGAAATCACCACAGCGATCCAATGTTGCAAAGAAGTCCCGGGCCGTTTCCTCCTTGAACCCCGAGGCCTTGCCCGAGGCGTAGTAAATGAATGGGTAGCCTCGTCTTTCTGACAGGACCTTTTCCAGTTGCAGGTAGTACAACAGTGAGACGACGTTCCGCACAAAATAGCTGTCCGAGGCCTCCTGTAGGGTAAAGCCGAACTGTTCCAGGTACGCCCGCACCACCTCGTTGTACCAGTGCCCGCTCTTGGATACATGGGAGGATGCCTTGGCCCGTCGTTCAGTGCATGGGAACCAGTAGGAGCGCCCGAAGTAGTCGAACTGAATCTTGCCCCCACTGACCACCGCCTGAGGGACTTGAATCATCCCATTGTTGCTAGCGCGGAAGGCCGTGGTAGAGTCCACTGAGTACCAAGGGTATCGCAGAAGCAGATCATACTGGGTCAGGGCCAATCCATGGATCTTGTGGGTAGGGCGGCCGTTCTTGTCCATGATGCGACCAAACATGCCATCCGCCCACTCATCATACTGCCGCACGTTTCCTGCGCGGGAACCCAAGCCACCGAAGCAGACGTAGTCACACTCATCGAGGTACTTGTCCAGCCACTTCTTGTCTTCCCCGAAGTGGACCACCGGCAGCGGGTTCAAACCCATGTCTCGAAACTGACGCCACAGATCCCAGGACCGCTCTGGGTTAAAGATGATGTCGACCGTGACGTAGTACTCGACCCCTTTCAGGGTCTTGACGTAATCAACCCAACGGTCCAGGTACGCCTCGAACTTGGGGGTATCGTAGAAGCTGAAGTCTGACCCGCCCACCTGGTCGTGCTTGTTCTTGGAGTACTTGTTGAATAGAGAAAAGGCTCCTGAGTCCAAAGCTGTTTTAAACCTCATCGCTTGGTCTCCCCTTTCAGCCACTTAGGCCAGAACTCTCGCATCTCGGCCCAAGTAAAAACCCCCTCAACCTCGGGCAGTGACAAGCCTGTTAGTCCACCCTCTCGGGTATCGTATTGGTAGCAGAAAGGCATCTTCTTGCCAGTAGGGCTAAACACGTCATAGACTGCGGCGTCCCCTTTACTACCATAGTTGAAATGGACGTTTAGTTTTCGGGTAAAGCCCTCAGGCCTCTCTGGTAGCTCTTCAGGCAGACCTTTTTTATTGCTCATGTCAGCTCCCGATGGAGCCACGACTGTACCGTAGTGTCGTGCATGGCCTCTGCGATTTCCCTGCAGTGGTGGCACCCCCCACAGGGCTTCTCACCTGTGCGGTAGCAGGACCAAAGTTTGTGTAGGTCAAAACCCGCTTTCAGCAGCGCCGTGATGACTTCCGCTTTGGACCAGCCCAGTACTGGCAGCATGAGGTATAGCTTGTCCGCACCAGGCTCAGTTCCTTCCCATACTGCGTCCTCAAGAGCACTGTAGAAGGAGCGGGTCGAGTCCTTGAAGGAGTATGGATCATTCTGACGCCACTCCTGCGACTTGGACCCAATCACTACATCAGTGCAGCCCAAACCTAAAGCGTAGTTCACAGAGACTGCAGTGAGTGCCAAGTTCCGCATGGGGACATACTCTGACACGTCAGTGGTGCTGGTCACCAGTAGTGGGACTTTGACAGTCAGCAGGGTCCTGACTTTGTCCGGCGCCAGGCTTTGGAAGTGATTAACTGCATACAGAGCGGCCGCCTGTTCCTGTTTAAGGTAAGGCTGACCGTAGTCAAAGAAGATCGGGTAGATCGCGTCATGGTGGGAAACCAACAGGAGCTCATTTAATGCTGCTACCGAGTCCATCCCCCCAGAAAGCTGGGCAAGCGCCTTCATGCTTTTTACTCCTTATTTTGTTAAGCAGTGAATCGAAGATGAGCTCCGCCTCGGGGGAGTCATCCCAAAGGAAGAGCTGCGTCCGCTTTTTTCCGTATAGACCCCACGAGTCCTGCCAAGACACCCTGTCCTTGAACGTGTAGACCGGTGGCAGCATCATAGGGCCCTCACCCACTTCGGTTTTAAGAGCGTTATAGCGGGAATCGACCCTTCGGATGAGTGCTGACCTGTCGTACCGCTCTAAAACCTCGCACAGGTCGTTTAAGACGGAAATAGCGGGGGTGTTGGGCGTCTCGTACGACCAGGCATAGGTAAAGAGCCGGTTCAGGTTCAGGTAAGAGGCCTTTTGATCGGGTTGGTGGAAGAACCCTGTGGACCAAACCCGGGAGTGCGCCGCAATGATCGCAATGCCTGGTGGTGCCCCCAGCTGCTTACCAGACACAGTAACCAGAATGTCCGCGTCACTTGGTGGTAGGTAGTAAGGGAAGGCAGATACAGCATCCACCAGGGTTATACCAGCAGCCTTCCAGCCGCTGTTGTTGTGCTCAGACAAGGACGTCTCATACTGTACGTAGGCTACGTCTTCAGTGCCAATGCCGTGCTTACCGTAAAGAAAGGTCAGATCCGCCAACCGCCTGGAAAATTCAGCATCCGCATTTTCCACGAACAAAGGGGTGATGGGCCTGGTTGCTGTAGCCACCACCGCTTCCAGAGCCAAGGCCCCAGACCCTGTCAGAAATGCCACAGACCAGTCCTCGTCCAACCCGGCCAGCGCCTTGAAGGCTACTACCGCCCGGTGGTAGGTGCTATGGAACCTGGAGCTGCGGTGGTGGAAACTGGGGATTGAGTTTGGTGCAAGCATGTTTTCCCCTTAGAGACCATTCTTGGTTGCCGAGGCTGAGGTCACCAGATGCAGGTACTCAGATCTGAGGGCAGAATCCAGCCTCATCAACCCACGCAGGGAAGACGTGGTGGTCACCGTCCCCCTGGCCTGAACCCCTCTGGACTCCATGCAGGCGTGCCGGCACTCGAGCATTACCCCGACCCCCCGCGGAGCAAGAGCCAACTCAATG